ATCGTGGACAATCCGTCTACTGGCCTTAATGCGGACAAAGGTGTGAAAGGTTCGTCTACTCTGCCTCCTATTAAAAAGTAATATGGCCGGTAAAATAAAGAAAGGTAACTTTATAGACCTTGGGGATGAACCGATGGAAATGCCCTCTATTTCCACGAAAGGTAAATCCCCCAAATACTATCCCTCCATTCGCATGAAAAAGAAAGGCATTAAGAAGGCCGTAGGCAAGACCGGGACTGCCCTTGTAAAATTCAAAGTGAGATCAGTAGAGCTTCGAGATGGTCAAGCTCCCGAAACTTGCCTCGACATCACAGGAATACAAGAACAGGATTAAATATGTCAATGTCTAAATTCAAAGCTAAATCAGATAAAGCTCCCCAATGGAAAGTAAACGCCATGGACCATCCCTATAAATTTGGGGCTGGGGCGAAACTCCGCAGAAAACTTAGAAACAAAAGCCATAAAGTAGAAGCTGTAATGTCTGAATTTAAACGTGGGACTCTTATGGCTGGCAATAAAAAGAAAGTAATAAATAGAAAACAGGCTATTGCTATTGCCATGAGTGAAGCTGGTATATCCAAAAGGAAATAATAGTATGAAAAAATCAAAAGTAATGCCCCGGTTCCAGGCTCCTAAAGAAGAACTTTCAATGCCGCGCATGGAAACTACGCCCATGAAGATGACCGGAAAAGCCCCTAAGAAAATGAAAGGTTCCAAGAAAAATAAGAAAGCTAAAAAGTAAATGCCTCTTTTCTTCCTCAATCCTCCCGACAATGAGTCTACGGCAAAAATAAAGCGCGACGTGCGTGATGCTGATGGCTATAATTTTTCAACTAAGCTACCTCTTGGCCCGCGTAAGTTGAAGCAGTTAGAAAACATTGTTAAATCTAACTATCGTTCATGGGATGAAGCCTATGGCAAAGTACGGGAGGATTTAAAGTCCTTAAATAGGCTCATGGAGGGAATGGAGGAAGCAACAGACTTTCCTTTCGGTGCTGAATCATCTAGCCAGATAGATTTACGTTTGCCCGCTGAAAAATTCCGCAGTCTGCGCGCCAACTTCCGCAGGGCCATATTCGGAGGCCCGCAGTTGATTAGCGCAGGCATTAAGCCGGGTAGTAATCTTGATTCTGGCGCAAGAAATAAGGCTGAAGCCGCGCTGAATTGGACAATATCCGAAACGTGCAATCTCACCGATGTTTTAAAAGATAGTGATCTCCCTTGTTTTAGGGATGGCACGGCTCTTGTGTTCGGTGAATTTGTGCGAGAAGTGGAACGCGGCGTTGACTGCAAAATTTATACCGATGTAAACGAATTCCAGTCTGACTATCCTGATTATAAAAATGCAGGATGTACGGAGGAACAGTATACTGAAATAATGGATATACTGCTTGAACCCTCCGAAGATACGGAAGTCCGCATTGAATACGAACTTGATTTTATAAGCAAGAATGGTCCGCAGTATACTCTTTTCCCCCTAATAAACTTTATTCATTTTCCGTTCTACGTTGATACCGTGGGCGACCTAACAATATATGGTTACACTTTCAAGGAAGGACGGAACAATTTTTTAAACAAACGTAAGCGTAACTATTACTATCCCGAATCCGTAGAGAACATATCTGATAAGTTCGATAGCACTACATATGAGGACGAATGGGACACCGAGCGCGACAACGTGGAGGGCATATCCTCTGAATATAAAGATGCTTACAAATTCGCGCGCCTGATAGTTAAGGCTGACCTTGATAACGATAGGCGTACTGAAACCTATATTGTAACGTACTGGCCCGAGAAAGAGCGCGTACTGCGCGTAGAGCGTTACCGTGTGCGCAGAAATACCTCCTGCATAGTTCCATTTAAATTCATAGGCCGCGATAATCGCCTTACTGGAATATCATTGCTTAAAGATGGCAAAGACCTTTTTGGAGAGATTAATGCTGTTCATAGGCACAGAAGTAATCGCCGCCGTCTTACCGATTCCGTAACCATAGTCGCACCCGATTCCATGAAAGAATCTCTCGGTGATGCCTATCAGTTTACTCCCGGGGGGATATTGTGGACCCCTAATGACCTTTTTAAAGATGGGCAGATACCCAGGCAGTTTGCTTTACAGTCTATAGGTGATGATAGCCGCAACGATGAGGCCCTTACTATTCGATTCTTAGAGGGACTAATGGGGCCGTCTATGGGCATGAGCGGACAGGAAGACCCCGGCGATCCCAGTGCGCCGGGCAACAAAACCGCCATGCTTTTACAGCAGGCCAATTACCGCGTTGCGGATTACGTTGACGAATGGAAACGGTCTATCCCCGCGCTTATGGCTTTGCATACCTCTTTGCTTTACCAAAATTCAGGTTCCAAGATATCTTTCCGAAACATGTTCGGAGATGAAGACATAATTGATTCTGCCATGCTAGTTTCAGATTTTGTTAAATGGACGCTCAAGTCAAATGGTATCCCTTTTTCTCCCGAGGCTGAAATGCAGAAAATAGTGAGGGTGTATCAGGGTGTTGCGGCTATGGGCGGGATACCTTTCAAAATTGACCCTAAAACGCTATTACAGATAACTAATGATTTTATCATAGCGTCCCGCATCCCTGGGTGGGAGCAGTACATATCTAAAATGCCTACCCAATCTTCACAGCCACAAAGTGCGGCACAGCCTCCTTCTGCGCCAGCACAGTCCGGTTCCCCTGCCGGAATAACCACAGGGGCAAATTTGGTACAGCCTGAAAACAAATAAACATTCGGAGGGATAATGTTGCCTAAACATATCATAGAGGAAATACACAAAATAGAGGGACATATTAAGGCTAAGAAAGAACGCATTGAAAAACTCAAACGCCTTTCAAAACTTAACAAGAACGTGGACTTGATATCTGAATACGACGCGATCATAAAGCAATGTGATGACACCATAAATGCCACTATTGAACGCAAGGACTTTATAGAATCGAGCCGGGAACAGGTAATAGTCCACGGTTGCGCCTCTGTTCGGCTTATGGCAAAAGGTCTTAAGTCTAGTCTATGCGAAGCGGATAAGCAAATTGAAATGCTTAACAATTCCATAGAGGACGACAATATAAAGATTCAGGGAATTAAGGACAACTCAAAATCAACCGGAGGGAATATAATATGATAATTGAAGGCGAAGAAACTACCGACACTACTACGACCACCGAAACCACTGCCACGGAGGAAACTACCGTTGTAGAACCTACTGCCGCTGAAAAGGAACTGGCCGCGCTCAAAGAAGAAAACGCCAGGCTTAAGGCACAGCCCACGCAGGCGCAGACTACACAGACTGTAACCTCGGCTACTTTGGAAAACTACACGGACGATCAATGGGCTACCATTGAAGCTAGGACGGGCAAGGACAAGGCTACCATACTGCGCGACTATAAGGACTATGAACTGACCACGCGCCAGAATTGCATAGATGCCAAGACCAACACCACGGAAGCACTACAGGACGCTCTTGAAGCCAATCCCAAACTTATCAAACTGCGCGGAGCCATTAAAGAGTTTATGGACGACGTTCCTGTTGCAGACAAACTCGACCCCGCTAAACTTAAACGGCACATGGAAAAAGCCATTACATACGCCAAAGGGAAACACATGACAAACACTAGCGATACTCCGGCTCCTAAACATTCCAGCATAGACAAGGTTTCTCCTAAAGGTGAAGTAGACGACAATGAAGACGATGGCCTTAAAGACGGAGAAATTAAAAACGACGAGTACGTGAGCGAAACCGGCCTCCGCATTAAACTCGGCAAGGTTGATAAGGCCACGTGGAAAAACATACAGCATAAGACAAGGGATGCCAACAGCGTGTCTATCCCTGCTGACTTTGACAAGCCGCCTTCGTTTAAATAATATGGCCCTAAATGGTAAGAGTCTTCCCGAGAAAGAATTTGTATCCCTTAGACACAACAAGGGCGGGAAGGCTCGTATCATGCACAATAGCGAGGGGCAGGGTAAAAAGTCAAAACATGAATTTGTAACATGCAAACAATGCGGATACCGTGTTGATAAAAATGTAACAGATCATACGGGTGGCACACAAGATGGTAATGGTGGTTATGGCCCTATCACAAAATACTCGGACGGACACGGTGAACAGGTTGTGAAAAAGGGTTCAGGTTGTCCAGTATGCGGAAGTAAGAACTATCTATGATTTATAGTGAATGTTGTATAAAAAAGATTTCTATTGACACATATCAAAACACTATGCTATACTAGCATTAAAATAAAGTAGTAAACGTTTTCCCACCTTGTAGATTCAAACAGTCATCTTGTTGATTCATCTCCGAATCGCTTAACGGCGGAGGTTGTCTCATGATTATTGTTTCCCCTAGTCGTGGTCTCATAAAAGTTCC